TGATCTATCGTCAAATATAACAACGTGTTCTTTCAGCACTAGATGCAATTTTGCAAGATAAATTCCGCTTGTGGTGTTAACGGTTTCGATTTCAAATTGCCGAAACGACCTATTAAAATTAATATTTGAAGGAGATAAAGTAGATCCGGTACTATCGAGTATTCTATAATCATAGAAACTATCTAGTATATTTTCAGGAACCCCCACAGAATAATTTAATTTAATTTTCTGAGCAGACGGGCTTAGAGTGATCAATGCCCCTTGTGCCCAATTATGCTGTGTCCAATATAAAAATTCCTTACAAGAAGTGGTCCAATTCAGCGGTGACTTTAGATCAAGATCCCATTCATCGAATGAAAATCCCTGTGTCATCAGATATTGTTCGTAGCCTAACAGAAAATCAACAACCTGCTGATTAGAAGTCATTACTGTGCCGTATGGTATTTTCCTCAGTTGCAGGTTAAATCTAGTTCTTCTGTATGCTGTTGTTGCGTTTGTTTTAGGAAGATCTGATAGTTTTTTCCATTTAGAAATATCAAAATTTACAGACGACTCATGACTTGATAAACTTCTATAGTATTCGTTGTTATATCTTACAACAACACCAAGTCCAAAGAATTTAGACGATTCCCACTCTAAAAATCCTTCACTGACTCCTCCTACAGTTATAAGGGCATCACCGTTAGATTCTAAAGGAGCATAATAATAAAAATAAGGATCAAGGTTATCGTAACCTAAAAGTCTAAGTCCTCTTGTTGTTCTTTCGATTATTACTGCACTATAGGTAATAACACGTATCGGAGAACTAATATTAAAAATAATATTTTGATTTTCAATTGGTAGGAATATATTCGAAGAGGTAGATCTAGGATTTTTACTATCTAATAAAAATCTGTGTTGTTGAGGATCAACAAAACCGCTAAGTCTATGAGAAAGATTTACATCTAAATTTTGAAATAAATCATCAAACAGACTCAATGAAATATTTTTTTCTTTGAGATAAGAAGAAATATAATATCCCAGACCAAAATCTCCACGCTGATATAATTCGTTAGGTTTTATAAATTTTTCAGTATCGATCGATATAAACTGTCCTAAAAGATTTAATTTAATCCTAGTCCTTGACAAACCAAATGGGATGAATTCGAAAGGTTTCAATAAACACAAGGCTTTAATAACTGCGAAAGGATATTCACTGCTGATACGCCATGCATGCTCTACCGGAGAAATATCCCCCAATGCAAAATCTCCTCGATTGTTAACCAAAGAAAAATCTCGAGCAAGACCCGATGCCAGCGGACTTAATAGTCGACCATTAGCGTCGACAGGGATATGTCCAGTAAGTCCGGGTCTTGAATAGCGTTTTGCAATACCTTTTCTATCTCCTTGCTTGATATTTCCAAGTTCAAGATCTTCCCAGAGAACTAAATTATTGTTGGTATAGGGAGCGTTACCGTATTCGTCCTCCCACCAAAGTGGTTTTTCGCTAAAACCTAACATTTCCCAAGGATGAGTGTGTGGACGGTCAGTATCATAGAACCATCTGTAGACTCCTCTCCAATAACCCGGCAATGACGAAGTTGCCAAAGGATCTGACATCTTTGAATAGGTATATGTAAAACTATCTTCTGAGTCAAAATATGTGTTTTCTAAAAAATCAAGAGAGGTATCACCGAGCCATTGTAAAAAACTTTTAGATATTATTGATTCATAATCTGATTTTTTGTATATAGCATTTCCATAATATCCCCCCATGACCAAGTCATTATCAAATCTAGTATGATCATATTTGATTTTACAATTGTTATAAATTCTTAATTCTAATTCTAATAAAAGTTGATCTCTAAAATCACCATAGGCTGTAGTCAAGCTACCATCATGACCCTGTATCATCGTTCTAGGGATAATATAAGTGTCATCAACAAATATCTTAGGAGTAAACTTTTTAAATAATCCTAGCTTAGTGGGCGTTGGCGGAATATGATTAAATTTAGTAGACGAATATTCTCGAATCGTAACCGTCTCTCCTTCAAGTAAAATTTTTATAATATTAACAAAACCAAAATTACTGTTAAAATTATAATCAACGCCATGTATTAATTGAGTATCGTTAATATAGACATAGATTGCATTGTCACTTATTTTTTCTAGATCAAACTGTTGACTTAATGCAAAAGTATTGATACCTTTATCGTCGACCACATAAGTGATCATCTTGTAAGCACCATTACCTATCATGTCTGAGGAAAAAAACGGAGAATTTTCTGACTTGCTTACAGTATACTCGTTTATTAGCATATCAAGAAATTCTGCAGGCGATTGTTCCGAAAAAAGATTTTCGGCCATCTGAATTAATGAATTTTTAAATTCCGAATATGATTTTTTTGCATAATCTAGAGATTTTATAACATTAATATTTTTATCACACAACAATTTAATACCAACTACAGGGATAGAGTAATGTTTTATAAATCTTGTTGCATATGCCCGGTAATCATTTAGATCTTTTAAATTGTTCGATCCCAATACTGGCCCGGATAAATCTTCGTAAAATTCTAACGCCGAATCTATATGACTTTTGACCTGACCTAGTGTAAAACTAGAAAGATCACTGTTTAGTGGATTTTTTTCTAGACCGGCTGGAATTTCATAGTAGCCTGTATTTGGTTCTATTGCTGCAAAGATTTTAATTGTTAAAATATCGCCAGAATTAAATTTTCTGTCAAATACAAAACGATTCCCGCTGCGAGTAAATGTTAAGTTAGTCTTAATAGAATTAACATACCAATAAAGTTTTGCATTAGGATCTAAGAAAAATTTATTCCAATCTACTGTAAAAATTTCAGCAGAGTCCGAAGATACAGAAAATACGACGCTATCTATAATTGGGTTTAAAAATTCTTTAGATGTTTCTATCCAAGGATTCATTAAATCAGATAAGCCAACTCTGTAATAACCGATGTTTGTGGGTGTCGAAACAACTTGTTTCCCCTGTGTATAAGAAAATGTGGCTGTATCAAAATCAAAATTAAATTGTATGTCTCCAACATTATTAATGTTAAGATAACTAAGCGGAAATCCTAATTCTGTATCCGACTTTCCGGTTCCCAGTTTATAACTCAATATCGGTGATCCGACAAATGTAGAAGAAGTATAATTTTGACTGTCTGAAAAACTAGTCCCAGTCGAATCAAAGATATCAAATAATGGTTTTTGATTTGCTGTTGTTTTAGCCTGACCTTCTTTCCACTCTGTTCCCGTAAACCAAAACATCTTGCCTTGATTTTGATTGCCTCGTCTAATTAATACAGTATCGCCCAGTACCGATGCCGAATCCTCAGATTCAACTAAAGAGATTTGTGTAGACCCGTTGTGTGAAATAAAGGTAACTTTATAAATTTTGTTGTTAGTTAGCGTATCAGTATCAGCAATGACTAACACTCTCGCACCTTCAAACAACGGCTCACCGTCAACAATATATCCCCTACTACCTTCAATGTCACTTAATACATCTGTAGTAAAATTATCGACAAAATCAACTACTGCTTTAGCAATAGTTCCATGATTAAATAGCTGAAGGTTCGGAAAAAACTCAATAATTGGACGTTTTGCTCTCGCAGATTCGTCCGCCGAAAAAACTGTTCCGGAAAATTTACTGCTCAATTCAAGAACAGATCGGTGAAACCATCGATTGTATCTGCTCCACGGATTTCTATCAAGACTGCTTTTTGCAATAGTAATATAGTCTTTACTACCGGGATATGCAGTTGCATCATCAAAAGGCACAGTGTCAAAACCATCATTATCAAAGTAAATTTCAGGAATATCAGAAGACAATTTTGGAACTATTAAATCATCAAACATAGTCAATGAAATCGATTTTCCAACTCCTTCAACTAACCAATTGCCTGTTGCATATTTTTCAGGACTAACCGCGCCGCCAAATCTAACCACCAGCCCATTACTTAAAGTTATACCATTACTGCTAGTATAAGTTGTTTTGCCAACTACTTCTTTTTCTATTTCGATCTTAGAGGCAGATTCAACATCAGATATTAAAAATCTGCCAAATCTATCAAGATCGACAGAACTTTGATAATACAATACATCAGGTGCATCAAAAGGCACAGTGAATGTTACTGTACCGTTTTCTGTACCGTTATTAATTACACCATCAGAATAATCAATTACCGAGTTTGATAAAATTGTTTCAACCTGTTGCCAATCTTGGGATTCTGCATTAATAGTGCTGCCATCGCCGACAAAAATATCTCGAGTAGCTCGCCATAATTTTTCATCGTAATAAACATATTCACCTGCTTGATAAGACTTATCGGGAGAATATTCAATGCTATGTGTGTCATAAGATCGTCTAATAAAAAATCCATTTACTGGCGCACTTACGATAAATTTATAAGTCTGCCCTCGATACAAAGTGATAATGGGATTATTAGTGTAGCCGTCAGGAGAAAATACCCAGGTAGATCCCGGACCTAAGGAAACTCGGTAGGTGCTGACGATCTGTTGACTTTGACCATAAACAGTCACTGGTGTTGGTCCAGAAGGAACCCAGAAATATTCTCTGTAATTAATAAATTTGTCCCAGTCGATAGGGGGATTCCAGCTATAAGTGTTGTTCTCTGTTAAAAGATCATCCCGTTCTATTTGATTTCCAAAAAATTTCATTATATTTTTGAAATCAAGATAATCATGGAAACTATCAACCTTTCCATCTTTCTTAATAACAACACCGGGCTCTAGTTGATAACGACTTCTCAGCGTGTCATCGGTGTCTAGGTATACATCGTTGCCATTATAGGTTTTACCATATCTGCGACCAACATATCCTACAACCTTTTCTAATGCACCAGGTTGTATTAAGGGATCCATAGTAGATCCAAGGAATTTATCGTTGGTGCTAGTTTGGAATATCTGAGGCAGAAGGTCCAGTGTTTTCCTTATAGGCAGGCCACTTTTAGGGTATTTTTTTTCTTCCATTTTTAACTCGTTGTGTTAACAATCTGCAACATATTTGCATTAATTTCAGCAGCCGATATCGAAGAAACTAGTTCAATATCATCAACTGTTATACCACTAACAAATAATTCATCCGGCCTAGATTGTACTTCGAACAAGCTACCAAATACTTGTTCAGGCTGTGACGGAACAACCACTATATTAGAGATATCAGGAACAGTCTGGGTTATCACATAAGTGATTAACTCTCCAAGATAAAATCTGTCACCAAAATCCCAATTATTGATTTGAAAAAATTCATTAATACTGTTTACAATTCTCACCTTAAGATCGTTATCACTGATAGACTTATTGGGATTTTTAACTACCTTCATTACTGCCTGTAGTTTTGGATCTGCTTTAGTGCCAAATAATATCTTATACTTCACCGGATGATATATTATTTCATCGCTGATAGATTTTATTAGATCTAAATTTGATCCAAAATTAATTCGCAACGCATCCGAAGTCGGGGCTGTCGGTTCTACAGCAACGGTACCAAGGATATAATTCCTGTACGATGTATCATAACTCTTAGGCAATATATAGACATCAACTATATTACTGACACTAGGGTCTATTCGTCTGTCACTGTTAGCATTGTGTATGTATTGAAATTTAATGTCTGATCGACCAATATTTGCTCTATATGTACTTTCAAATACCAATGTGTTATTAGTTCTATCCACACGTTTAATTACATCCTCGTTGGCATCATAAAAATATATGAGTTGACCATCTGGATAATTTATTGTATCTGTTAAATCGACTAAAGACTCTTTCTGGATCGACTTAATTAATCCTCCAGTATTATCGATATATTGATAGGTGCCCACTGCGGAACCTTTGGTTTGATACTGAAAAAATAAAAAATTTCTAGCTTCGTCAATGCCTACGATTTGCTCAAATTGATCAGGATCGTCTATAATACCGTCATTGTCAGAATCCGAAAAAGACAATTTAATCTGAGAATCGCTTTCATAACCATCTTCTAATTTAATAGTATCACTTATTTCAAATATATAATCTGTTTTTAATTCAGTGGTTTCAGTATAATCTCGATTAATTCCTAAAATCTTTACAGTGTCTTTGACTACTCTGTTGTTTCTCGAATCGTAGACACGTTGGTTGACATCGATATAGAATCTGTTTTTTTGAATACTACCAAAAATATATTCCATTATTCTAATTTTTATAACATATCGATCCGGTTCTTTAATAAAGACAATAATCCACGATGAATCTAAATTACTATTAGTAGTGTCCCCAGTTTTGCCAAGGGTAAAATCATCAACTATATTTAAATTTCCAGAAGAAATAATTTTCCAACTCGATTCTTGTATATCATATCGAAGTCCAAAATTAAGATTTTCCAATACTAAATCAGCAATTTCAGTTTCTAAAACCGAATTTAAATTAGAAACAAACTTAGGCAAAATTTTCGAGGCCACTGCACCGTCTGGGATTATATCACCAAACTGTACCGGTCCAAGGCCACTGATTAAAACTCCGCGGCCGGCATTAGTGCCATCGCCAACAATGTTAACAGCTTTGGTCCATATATATTGTTTTCTTTCTTTTTCAGGTACCAAACTCAATGCCAACATTTCATTCTTTTTATTAAAAATATAACCAGATTTAGGAATAAACTTAATCAACGATCCTACTGTAAAATATTTTAAAGTATTATTAGTATAAACTCCAGTTTTTAAAATAGTTTCATCCACTGTACTCTCAAAATATCCCGTGCTTCTAAAATTATCAGAAGCAACATCTCTCCATATAGTGGTATCATCGATGAAATTAATCTTACCGTATTTGGTTAGATAAAAATTAAAGACATCTGATTTTTCAAAAATAGGCTCAATACTATTTTTAATAAAATTTAATATGTCAATTCGATTTGTAAATTTAAAACCTAATTGAATTTCGTTTTGATTTTTATATAACAGTCCGTCATCAGCATATACTTCAACACTACTATAATTTCCAGAAGCATCAATAATTTCAAAATTTCGACTGATACCACTAGATGTTCTATTAATAGCCTTTACTTTTAAAATATCTTGACTTGTGGTTAACGGTGCAAGATTATAATCCTCTGCGGTAATCATTCTATTCTGAGTATAAAAAGATGCAGGTGCTTTTTGTCTTATGCTATCGATTGTCTCGCTAGGGGTTGAACCTGTGACAGTATACTTTAAACTCATGTTTACTGTCAGAGTATGTTTTTCCCCTGACTTATTAACATAGGGAAAGGATACAGATATACCCCGCATATCGTTGGGAATAATATTATAAGACAATCCGTTACTGACCCGATAATAAACACGAAGATTTCCCTGGGGCAAATTTCCATATATACCATCCGAAAATTGTAGATCAATTTTATCTTGATCCCTAGTCGTCACTGAATAGATATCTCTAATACCATTTGTTAAACTATTATAAGCTATATTATTTCCAGATACCGCAGGAACTCGGGCCCACTGTGAAGTTTGGAGACCATTACTATCTAATGAAAATAACCATATGTCATCATTGTTAATACCAGCTGTGTCAATGGCTACTTTTTCATTAGAAGTTGGAATAGAAATTGTAAAATCGGCCAACTCCAAGCTGCCTTGCTTGAACATAAGGAAGAATCCATTATTAGCACTACCTGGGCCTTTTCCGTCATTTCTATAAACAAATCCTAACTGATTAGCAGGATACGGAGCTTCTTCGTAGATATATTCTTTGTTTTTAAAAGTGGTACTGACTATTTCGAAAGCCATGGTTTTAGAGGCTACATTTTTAGTGTAAGCATAAACAGGCACATCTCTATTATTGCTACGCAGCCTATATTGTTCAGTTTGTATGCCTTGAATAACAGCAGATCCCTGGCTTCGACCTATCTCTGTGTTATCTGCCATAGCAGAATTTAGTATAACAATAAACTGCTCATTCCAATTCGGATTAGTAGGATCATTCCATATGATATTCTGGAGAGATAGGTTTCTACCATTGCTGTCTAAAATATTTTCTGTAGTTGTTATAGTATCAAACTTTAGTAGTCCAGATGCTCCTATATTTCTTTTGGAATTGTAACTCAGCATTCTTGCTAATCTAAGAACACTGTCTTTTCGTTCGGCTAATTCAATAAAATTTTCTCTGCTGGCCAGATCAATTCGAAAACTTAAACTCTGCCCTAAAAATGCTATAGCATCAATTAGTGCTAGATATTCAGAACTTTCAATATAATCATTAAAATCTTCTGGATAATTTTCTCTGATATACTCAATAATGACTCTACGAAGGTTTTCAAAATCGTAGCTTTTGAAATCCGCATTTTTAAAGGTTTGATATATTCTTGTCCAATCTTGATTTAGTATCAAGTTGTTTAATCTAGATGATGTAGTCATTGTCTGTTTCCAATATCATATTTATTTGATCAATTAACTGCTCAGAAAACTCTTCTGTTATTTTTATCAAAATCAAAAACAATAGCATCTGATATATTAAAAGGAAGATACACTAATTCTGCTTCAACCCGTAGGCCTTGATCTGTAGAATCTACTATCACTGAGTTCACCGAAATCCTGGGATCATAATTGATAATAGCTTCGACATCTTTGGCTATTATTTTTTTAATTTCTTCAGTAAAAGGTTCAAAAATTAAATCCCAAATCACTGTACCAAAATTAGGATTTTCTAATTTCTCTCCTTTGCGGATATAAAAGTGATTAAGGAGATCTTGTTTAACAAGATCAATATCGTAGATTTTAAATCCGGTTTTATTATTCACAGAACTAAATCCCTTGTAGGCATGAGCGTTTCCGCCTTGTTGACCCACTGATATTGTGTTTTGAGCTACAGTTTTTTGATTATAAAGTTTAGCCATTACTCTGATTCCCTATCTGTTAACTTAGGCGTCACAAACGTCGGTGCTTGATTTTCATGCAATGGCCAAGGCTCGTGCATAGGTATTCTGGCCATGATACTTTCTAGTTCTGTATCTGCAATATATTTCTTCTCAGCCCAATCTAAATCTTTGTCAGTGACAATATTCGGTAATAATTTTAATTGTTTTATCTTGTCAGCAACTTCAGCTTTTGCTGCCGAGGCTGCGGCGGGTCCATTGAGATTAATATTTCCGCCAGATATCGTAGTGTTGGCTGCACCAATTTCCATATTGCCACCAGATGTAATTGTATTAGCTTTGCCTGTGTTGATATCTAATGCATTAACTGTAGTGATCCTAGTATTTTCGTAAGAATATATGTGAAGACCTTTTATCTTTTCTGGCTGTTCGGCAATAATTTTATCATCTTTAACATTGGTCACTGTAGGTTCTGTGTCCTTGTCCTGCACAGCAATTCTCATATTACCTAAGACTTTAATATCTAGATTTCCTTGTATCTTCTCATCATTACGAACATGGATTTTACCATTACGACCAATCAATAGATTAAAATTCTCAACACTTTCGATTTGTACACGACCGCTTTCATATCCGTTGGTATCAAAAATATCTTTAGGTTCATATAATTTTTCAGGGTCTTTATATTCTGCAGTAGCCTTTATGTTTACATTTCTTCCGGCTTCCAAATTGATGTCTCTATCAGCTCGAATATTAAGATCATTCTTAGTATGAATACTAATGCTGTCTTCTGCAAATATATCGATCTTCCCATTACTGGTTAATTCTATCCAGGCTGTGCCCTTGGCATTTCCTATATAGATTAAGTCTTCAGAATTATGCAATAGTATCTGGTGGCCAGTACGAGTGCGTACTCGAAAATACTCGTTATATGGTATTTCCGGATCTCCTTTTTCCCCTGCTAACAAGTCAGCATAATCAACAGGTCCTTCACTAGCCGGTTTTTTTCTTTGGTACTGATCATCGCCGTCATCCATGACCAGTGTTGTGCCTCCGAGTCTTCCGACAAATACCGGCGACGAAGTTTTACTCTGTACTCTGCCCACATATTCTTTTTTACTACCCGACCTTTTGTCTAAGGGCCCCGGAGTTGAAATGCCAAACACCATGTTAGGAATATTTCTTCGACTAGTGCTAGTTGTAACTCCCCTAGCATCATCTTCTAATAATCCTTGCTCTAAAAATCTATCAGCAATAGGATGCACTGGGCGTTTAATCTTATCAAAACTTGTAGAGGTGTTTAAATCGTTGGCGCGTCTATTGGCTTCTGCTACAGGCAAAGGTTGTTGGGTATTATATTTCTTTTTGTCGTCGGCTGTAATATCAACAAGAGTTGTGCCTCCTATAGCAGGGACCATATGGTTCATAAATCTTCCAGGAACACACCCGATAAAATACCCCTCCGAGGGATTGCCGTCAACAAATACGACCATGACTGTTACCCCAACATCAGGCGGGACAAACCACATGCCATATGCTTTTTGTGTATCTTGAAAGGCTTGGTCATTTTCTTTGTTTTTACCCATGAACTCATAGGCTGTGCTGCCATAAAACGGAGACATATATTTTATAGAATAGGTCTGTGTATCATCTCCTACTTGATTTCCTTGATCTCTAAGCAAGGTCACCTCAAGACCTCCCATAAAAGAAGGATCAATGTGGCTGACGACCTTAGCAAGATACGGTCCAGACCCTATGTCTGTTTTATTTTTTGCTTCTGATTTTCTTGCTTCGTATGCCATTATTTTTTATCCTTATGCAAAGTAGGTAACTGTTCCATAGTCTGATTCGTCAGGATCTCCGCTTTCCTCTTCGGTGTCATCAATAATACCAGTACTTTCAGGAACTTTAGTATCAACTTTATACATAGGAGTATATTCCGGAGCAACCGGACTATCAAAGTCGCTGGCTTGAAGCGGCATTCTTACGAGATCTAATTCTTGTTTAAAGACGCCGCCGCTAAATTTTGTTTCTAATTTAATACATTTATAAATTCCACTAAATGGATTATCTTTAAATTCTGATTGTTCGTCCCAAAAATAAGTGCCTGCTTCGTCCATATCTATAGGACTTCTAAATCGGACATATACATATATGTCGCCAGCTTCATAATTTGCTGCACCATCTTCTGTGATTTGTTCAGTATCTCCCGGACCCGGAAGATAACCACCGATACCGTTATCGACTAACCAATACGGATCTCCCAAAATTTCAATTTTCGCATTGACTAAATTAGCTTGCCCGTTATCAAGAAATGCTTTTTGAAACATATTGGCTACAAGGTGTTCTGGTTTTAGATGTCCTGACCCGCCAAAAGGAAGTTTAATTGCATCTGGATCTTGTCTAACTTTCTGGGCACCAGTTGCAGAAACCTGAGCTTTAACACCTGCAGCGCCTTTAGAATCTTTGGCAGCATTTCTTTCTTCTTCGCCGCCGCTTTGTGTGTTTTGATCCTGAGATCTACCTGCTTCTTCCGGCGGGGTGGGGGAAATAGCAGTATAAAAAGCAGTGTCTAAGACAATATCAAATTTTAAAATATCATTGTTCTGTCCGGTATAGATATAATCGTATTGTTTAACAATCTCTTTGGCAAGATCACTGTAGCCCATAGGTACAGAATCAGGACTTTGAAATACGCTACTGTGTACTTTATAAGGCATGACTCTATAAATTATGCGTTTAGCATAGTCATTCCGTTCAGTGTCATATTCTAATAGTTGTATCTGTACATCTATTCTAAACCAATTAACTCGACCGTTGCTATCTGGTTCTTTTTTAATAGCATCAACGGCATAATCAGAACTAAGAATTGCCTGGGATATTATTGCAATTAACGATTGCCCTTGAGCGAATTGAAATGTTCTATTTTTAGGATCGATTGTTACTTGGTCTCGATTAATAACACCTGTTGCAGAATCGTAAACATCCTGTGCTCTAGGGGATACGTAGGATCCTCCCGAATCTGCTTTAAATCCAAAACTAGCCGAGCCAATAGGATTGTCACCAAAATCTGTGTCATTTTGCGAATTACTGGCGCTTTTTATTCTTATGTTATAATTAGACACGTTGTCAGTGGCCCTAGCTTCTGTGTCCCCTGCATCGCTAACACCCGGGATAGGACTATTACTAGTCTCGGGAAAGTGTATTTCAAATCTGTCTGCAATAGATTTTTTTCCTGTATTACTTTTAACTGTTTTTTCTTCAATATCATTTAATACCTGCTGAAGACTTCTTTCACTGGTTACTAATAGTTCTTTTACTGTACTTCCAGTTAAAGAAATATCATTAAAAGTCTGTGCAATAATACTGTTAAACCCGCCGTGATTATAAGGTGCTGCTTGTACCTTGTACTGACTACCTGCTTCAGTTACAGTAAAATCAACTTTCTTAAGATGTATGCAAAAAAACTTTGGTTGGATACCAGTGTATAAACTACCATCTTCCTTGTAACCGACAAACTCCATCTTTAGTACAAACGGACAGTTCGAAAGATAATCCGGATGGCCGGCATATAATGCTGCTGTCTGAAGACTTTGTAAAAATAATCCTACAGAATAAGGCTCATACACATCGAAAGAATATTCATGAGCATTTGACGATCCGGTCCCTTGGTTAGGAGCCACAGTACTTGACATAGCAATATTATCTACGAAATACTCCGGAGGTCCATAAGCTGTATTATAGGCCGAATTTACACGTTCCTGATCATATCTACCTGCCGAGCTAAAAATTACCTGATCTGTTGTAAAACTACCGTTTCTATAAAGATAAGGGTCATTGACTTCTTCCGACTTCAAACAGGCCATTGTAAACAGAGTCGTATACGATGCAAATTCATCTAATGGGTTCGGATATCCTTTTCTGTTAGGAACTTTATTTCCTGCGGACTGTTTTTGAGACTGTAAAGTAGATGCTGCATTAAAAATCGATGTGGCAGCACTAACTACTGCTCCGGCGCTTGGTATAGCTAATCCTTGGGTAATATTTCCCACAGAAGGCAAAGCCCCCGATAACGTGGAGCCTATCGATATTCCGTCTGGTTTAAGAACCTTGGAAATAGCAGTCCCGAGTAAATTTTCAAGTAACGCCATTTTAGACTCCTAAGAAACGCTGAAGATTAGATTTTTTAGGAATGTAAATTTTTGTACCTGGAACAAAATCAAATATAGGATCTTTAATAGTAGACATATTTCTTTGAACAAATACCCACCATAATTTAGGGGTTCCGTATAGATCGTAAGACAATAAATCTGGTCTATGTCGATATTGATTTTCTATAGTATAATAAAAATCATCGGTTTCGGCCGGGACTGGACGTATAGTTAATAATTCAAGATATAATTTATTTTCTTGAGTTTTAGCATAAGGACTTGACTGTTTGTATCGAAGCATATTATAGATATCCCACAGTATTTCCGGCAGCAAAATCTTGAAGACTAAACGATCTCAATTTTGATCTGTTGTAAACAGGCGATACAACAACCGAAATAGTGCTCATTATAGGTACCCAT